CAATAAACTTGACAAACTATTCCCAGATAAATGTCCGCTGTTGACAGACACAGAACGTGAGGTATGGTATAAGGTAGGACAAAGAAGTGTAATTAATTATTTACAACAGACTTACGACGACCAACTCGAACAAGATATAGTAACTAAACAAGTACAGTAATACCATGTGTTTCAGCCAACCTAAGATGCCCGCTATGCCGGAGATACCACCACCTCCTCCTCCTCCGCCAGCACCACCTCCACCACCACTAGCTATGGCTGAGAAAGCACCTACAAAGAGAGCTACTCAACCTACTAAGCGTCGTCGTGGTACTCAACAAGTTACGGCTCGTCGTCGTCCTAGTATCGGAATGGGTGGAGGAAACGGTGGCACCGGAGTACAGCTTTCAAGTTAAATAAATAGTTATGAGAAGTTTAGATAAAAAGACATTACTTTTAAACGCTACAAGCCAAGCACCCGGTGCGGATTTTAATGTAGAAAGAGATAGGGGCTTTACCTTTGTTATTACAACAACAGTATCAGGAGCCGCAACAGTAGACATTGAAGCTTGGATTGGAGGTGCTTGGCACGTCGTTCACAGTGAGGATGTATCTGCCGTTGGGTCTATTATGATTAGAGATGACATGGGTCACTACGAAAAGATCAGAGCTAACATCAGTGCTTACACCGCAGGAACCCACAGCGTCTACGCTACTGGTACTGTTGACTCTCTGTAATCTATAATGGCTCTTACGTTTCCAACGGGTACAAGGTATCCTAGTAACGTAGTACTCTTACCTAGCAACTTCATACGTCCTGCATTCGAGGAGTTGTATGGGTTTGATGCACAACAAGATGTAGGGTTAGCTACTCCTGATATATCTATTGTGCAGTTCGGTGACGACGGTGCAACGATAAGCACGAGCGGGGTAAGCGGGGCAACTAGCTACACCTACGAAAGAGATACAGACTCTGGGTTCTCTAGTCCAACAACTATATCTACTGGTACATTAGACTTAACAGTAAACGATACGGGCCCATTATCTAAAACGGTTACATATTACTACAGGATAGTAGCGACAGACGGAGTAGAGACTACGACATCTGTTACAGCTTCGTTTGTTATAGTTGGTGATTTTACTACGGTTTCCTTGGAAGGCTCTAGCAATGTAGCTAATACAGTCAATACGTTTACTCTAACAATCCGTCCAGAGGTAGATATAACAAGCGGTACGGTTACATTGACAGGACTAGATGTGTCGCAGACAGCGGACAACGCATCACTTAGTATAACAAGTACAAGTAATATCTTTGGTACGACAGCAGACTGGACACAATCCACAGGCACACTTGTACTTACTGTATCTACAACTGTACCAAGCAATGCCAAAACAATTGTTACGTTTGATTTAACCAATCCATCCGACGCACCGAATAGTGGATCAACTGGTGTTACATTGGATAGTCCTAACTACAACCAAGCATCTATTACTGGCGACTTCTTGTACACAGTTGGTCCTTACATTATAACAGATACCACCCGTGATGAGTCGGTGATACTGGTGGATGCTACTAAAGCACAATACACTATAGAGTACGGAGCAGACACACAAGACTTGTATGTATGGGATGGTAGTGCTTGGTACATTTTCAATAACGATTAAATAAAATAATTTAAAGATGGCTAATAAAAAGATTACCGAACTTACGGAGCTGACAACCCCAGCAGGTGTAGATATTCTTGCAATCGTTGACGATGTAGCAGGAACAGCAACCACCAAGAAAGTATCCGTTACCAATTTAATGGGTCAAGCATCCGCTTCCAACTTGTCTAGTTACGACTTCAACGGAAACGCTATCAGTAACTTCGACGCTTCGATCAACGATCAAACAGGAACCACCTATACATTAGCAGCTGGAGACAACGGTAAAGTAGTAGTGCTAGACAATGCTTCTGCTGTAACTGTTACAATACCAAGTGGATTGGGAGTAGGGTTTAATTGTAGCTTCGTACAAAAAGGACTGGGTCAAGTAAGCTTCAGTGCTTCAGGAACTACTGTTAACAACAGACAAACCCACACCAAGATTAGCGGACAGTACGGAGTAGCTAGTGTAGTTTCTTACGCTGCTGACACGTTTGTTCTTGCTGGAGACACCGCATCGTAACAATATGTTTGTCTTGCCCACAGTTGGATTAGGTGTTATTGCTACATTACTTGATAGTGGTTTTACCATCGAGGACACAGACACTGAATCTAACATCTTATCAACAACACCAACCAACCCAACCGGAGAAGTAACTATTAAATTTGGAACAGATACTTACGACCTATATATCTACGACGGTTCCGGTTGGTATATTTTCAACAACGATTCATAAAACATGAGTACAATTCAAGCTTACACAACAGCCACTCGACCCGCTGCTTCTGCTAGTAATGTAGGGCTAACTATATTTAATACCACCACTAAAGACATCAATGTCTCAGACGGTGCGGGCTGGCGGGTATATGAGCCTGACGGCACGACTGACAACACATTAAGTTTAGAGTTTGATGGTGGTGACCGCTTGGACACTACATACAGCATGACATCGGTAACGAGTTATACGGTTATGTTTTGGATGAACAGTACGAATACGAGCGATTATATATCTCTTGTAGCTGACGCCGCTGCCTCAAATAATCGAGGAAGCCTTGAGGTTTGGAGGACGTCTACTCCTGGGGCAAATGGCTTCTATGTTATATTTAAAGACACTTCTGCGTCGGGTCTTAACTTAAAAAACGATATAACCAACTTTAATTCTTTGTGTGATGGGGAATGGCATCATGTTGCTATTGTTTTCGATTCAAGCGGTACATATACAAATGTTTCTATTTATAAGGACGGATCACTAGCGGCAAGTGAAGACGCAAGAACAGCTAACGGTTGGTCGAGCGATCTTAAAACCTCCGGAACATCAACAGCCGATTTTGTATTTGGTGGAAGTCGATATACTGGTGCGTTATATTACACGGGTATGATGGATCAAATGGCATTCTTTGAAAGTGCATTAACAGGTACTAATATTTCTGACATTTACAACGGCAGCAACGGGGGCGATCTGTTAACTCTAGGATTTTCACCTGCCGCTTACTACAGAGTAGGATATTATAGCGAAGATACAAATAGTGATGCTAGTGTTGCTAGTGCAGGACAGGATATTGGAACCGTAGCAGATTACAGTGGAAACAATAACGATGCTTCGCAATCTTCCGCATCTCTTAAACCTAACTATGTAGCGGACCCTGCATTCTAATTACTATGAAGAAATATATTTTATACAGTACACAAGAAGAATGGAACGCTAGTAACGAGGCGATGAATACATTGTTCGGTTTGCCTGATAGTCACGGTAATGAGAGGTACGCAGAGATTCAACAAGTCAGCAACCTAAGTCACAACGATTTCGGTAAGTATATATTCCCCATCACCACCCAAGGAAACTATATTACCATTAATGAGTTTAATGTCAGCGATATGGTAGAGTTTGATCCTGAGTGGATGAGCGAAGAGATTATCTAAGGTATGCACGAAACAGCCCAAGGGCTCTATCATTCGTTGGAGAACCAGCGGTGGTCATTCTTAGACAGGGGACGTACATCTTCTGAGCTTACGCTTCCTTATGTCTTACCACCAGACGGTCACAACTACGCCACTAAGTACTACACACCATACCAAGGTATCGGAGCTAGAGGAGTATTAAATCTAAGTAGTAAGCTATTGCTTGCATTGCTTCCACCTAACGCTCCATTCTTTCGTCTTGTTATAGATCGCTATGAATTAGACAAAGCAAAGGAAGACCTCGGTGTAGAAGGAGCAGAACAACTACGTACTGACTTAGAGAAAGCATTAGCTGATGTAGAGCGTAGTGTATCACAGGAAGTAGAAGTACAGAACTTCAGGAACGGTATCTTCCAAGCACTCAAGAACTTGTTGGTTACTGGTAACTCTTTGTTATATCTCCCCGATGAGGGTGGTATGAGAGTGTTCAAGCTGGATCGTTATGTAGTGAAGAGGGACCCAATGGGTAACGTTACACACATAGCTATTAAAGAAACAGTAGCTCCTATGATGCTTCCTGAATCCGTAAGAGAGGAAGTGTATCGCCAAGAGAAAGAGAACAGTTGTGATTTATACACAGCAGTAGTTAGAGAAGATGACCACTTCAATGTTTACCAAGACGTCAAGGGTATGCTCATCGAAGAAAGTGTGGGTAAGTATCCGATTGAAAAGTCCCCGTGGCTCCCATTACGTTACACCCAGATTGATGGAGAGGACTACGGCAGAGGATTTGTTGAGGAGTACCTCGGTGACCTCAAGTCGTTGGAAGCACTTACAAAAGCGATTGTCGAAGGTAGTGCAGCAGCTGCGAAGGTATTGTTCATGGTCAACCCGAACGGTACAACAAGATCAAGAACTTTAGCAGAAGCACCCAACGGTGCAATCGTACAAGGTAGTGAAGCAGATGTATCGGTGTTACAACTTAATAAGTTCAATGAC